TTGGAGATGAAAAAGAAGATTTAACTTGGTTAATTAAATAAGAGGTAAAAAATGGCAGACGAAAATATATTAACGAGATTAGGAAAATTATTCCAAAATCAAATCGTAGTTAGAAAAACTGATGATGGGCAAGTGAAAGTAAAAGATGTCGAATTTTCACAAACCGCTTTAACATCCAATTTTATTGATAGATATAATAGAATTAATTCAAGTGGATATGGTGGTACATCATATGCGGCTAAACAAAATGCTAATGCATATGATGTGGCTAGGAAAGAATTATTTAGAGATTATGAATTGATGGACGCTGACCCAATTATATCATCAGCATTAGACATTTATTGTGATGAATCTACGGTTGATAATATTGAAAACAGAATTTTAAAGATTAAAACAGATAATCCAAAAGTCCATAAAATTTTACATAACTTATTTTATGATATAATGAATATAGAATTTAATCTATGGAGTTATATTCGTAATATGACTAAATATGGTGATTTTTACTTACATTTAGATATATTGGATAAACACGGAGTAGTGAATGTAAAACCTCTTTCAGTATATGAGGTAAATAGATTAGAAGGACATGACCCATCGAATCCAAAATTGGTTCAATTTGAAGTTCAACAATATTCAGAGACAAGAAGAAGTGCAAAACCAAATGATATTCACGAAAATTATGAAGTAGCTCACTTTAGAAATTTAGCTGATACAAATTACCTACCTTATGGTAAATCTATGTTAGAAGGTGCGAGAAGAGTATTTAAACAATTGACTCTTATGGAAGACGCTATGTTGATTCATAGAATGATGAGAGCACCAGAGAAAAGAATATTTAAAGTTGATATTGGAAACATACCACCAAATGAGGTTGATAATTTTATGCAACAAATTATTGGTAAAATGAAAAAAACACCTGTGATGAATGCAAATGGTGAATATAATTTAAAATACAATATGGAATCCATTACAGAGGATTATTACTTACCTGTTCGTGGTGGAGATAGTGGAACATCAATTGACACTTTACCAGGTTTGGGTAATGATGGTGCGATTGAAGATGTGGAATACTTGAGAAACAAAATGATGGCGGCTTTGAAAATACCAAAGGCATTTCTTGGATATGATGAGAATGTAGGTTCAAAAGCTACATTAGCAGCAGAAGATGTTAGATTTGCTAGAACGATTGAAAGACTACAGAAGATTGTAGTTGCTGAATTGGAAAAGATTGCAATTGTTCATTTATACACACAAGGATTTGAAGATGCAGAATTGATTAATTTTGAATTAGAATTAACAAATCCATCTATGATACATCAACAAGAAAAATTAGAATTATTAACACAGAAAAAAGAAATAGCTAATGACTTGATTGAAAACAAATTATTTTCAAGACAATGGATATATGATAATATATTTGAATTGAATGACCAAGAAAAAGTGGATGTTTTCGATGGTGTGATTGAAGATAGAAAACAAGCATTTAGAATGGAACAGATTGAAACTGAGGGAACAGATCCAGCTGAGGAGGACACAGAACCAACAGATGATTTTGAAGAACAAACTGGTGAACATGGTGGTGATAGACGAAGTGGAACTGGTAAGAAAGAATTTGGTAATGAATACTCAGCCAAAGACATAAAAGACGCAACAAAGTATGAAAGAGAACGATACGGAAAACGAGAGTTCAAGGGTAAATCACCATTAGCTATGGGTAAAGGTGGAACGATTGTTGCAAGAGAAGGACTATTAAATCAATTACAAGATAAGTTTGGTAAAGATTTAGATAAGTCTATGTTAAATGAGGAAATTATTTTAGATGAAGAAGAATAATTCAAGGTATTTAGTAAAAACATTATATTTATATATGAATAATTACATATATAGTGACCAATTAAAATGGGGACTCGACAATGCGTAAAGTTAAACACAACAAAATCCGCAACACGGGTTTATTGTTTGAATTTTTGCTAAGGCAGATTACATCTGATGTGCTAAATAAAGACAATGGACACGCGGTATCAATCGTTAAAGAAAAATTTAACGAAAACACAGAGTTAGGTAAAGAACTCGCTCTATACAATATTTTAATCACAAAGAAATTCCAATCAGATTCAAAGGCTGATTACTTCATTAATGAAGTTATGAAAGCTAGAGGTGATTTAAACAATTCGGTTTTAAGAAGAGAAAGATATAATTTAATTAAAGAGATTCAGTCTAATTATAATCTTCAGAAATTTATGTCTTCTAAAGTTCCAAATTATAAAACTTACGCATCTATTTATACTTTATTCGAATATGACAAATCTTTATCACCAGACCAAAAAACAGAATCATTTTTTAATATCGTTGAGCATGTTACAACAGATGACAAAAGTATTAAATTATCAGAAACTGTTCATACTTTACCAGATGATGAAGATTTAAGAATCCTTACTTATAAAACTCTTTTAGAGAAATTCAATCAAAAATATACAAAATTAAGTGGAGCTCAAAAGAATCTACTTAGAGAGTATATTAACAATATATCGAATACTAATTCTTTAAAAGATACTTTGAAAGAAATTGTAAAAGGTTTAAAAGAAGATTTACAAACACATTCTAAAAATCTTAAAGATGAAGTAGTGAAAATCAAAATGACAGAGGCTATAAAATCAGTTGATAAATTCTGTGGAGTTAATGATAAGTCAAATGTTGTTAAAGATGAGTATGTAGTTCAAACTATGAGATATTTAGAACTATTAAAAGAGTTGAAGAAAAGTGGAAATAAAAAACAGAAAGTTATTTAAAGAGTTAGTTAAAAAACTAACTATGGAACTCTTGGATGAAGAGAGTTTGGAAGAGATAACAACTACTGGTGATGTTGCTGGATATTCAACACCTTTTGCTTTTAGTTCTAAAGAAGATGAAAAGAAAAAGAAAAAAAGATTAAAAAAGAGTACAGGTTATGAACTTGTAAAAGAAGCTCTTGATGACAAAGATTTAAAACAAATAAATAAATTAATTAGAGATGTCGTTGGTGATATATTAAGAGACATTTGGTTAAAACGAAATGCTTGGAAATAGGAGATTTTAAGTGCCAAAAATAAATGATGGTAATAAACAAACCCTAACATCAGGATATGGAACTGGTTTAACTGATAAACAAAAACTCAGTAGAGCTTGGGTATTAAAACCAGTTGTTTATAGTACTGAGACTGTTGCTGCTGGTAATGGTACAAGTAATGCAACAGTTTTATCTCCAACAACCACAGTCTCTTTAGTAACCACTGCAACTAACCAATCACATGTAACATTAGGTAAGGGTATTGAAGGACAATTAAAAGTAATTATACATAAGACAAGAAGTAATAGTGTGAATTTAGTAATCACACCTGAGGATGGAATTGGTGGTTCATCTATTTTTGCAGCTGGTGACACCTTAACTTCAAACTTGGGTAGTAGAGCTATTCAATTATTATTTGATGGTTCAAATTGGCAAATAGTTGCAGGTGAAATATCAGATGAAGCGGAAATGGTGATAGCATAATGGCTACAAAACAAACATTAACATCAGGATATGGAACTGGTTTAACTGATAAACAGAAAAAAGCTTTAAGTTTTGCAGTGCATCCAAGTGTTTCCGACTCACAAGATGGTAGTGGAGTAGCAGGTGATGATATGGAGGGGCCAGTTTTTGGAGGTGCTGATGCGAATAATGCTACAGCTTTATCTTTAGATGTTACGACATCATTAATTGTTACTGCTGGTAGTAAAACGCATGTATCATTAGCAGATGGAGTTTTAGGACAAGTTAAAAGAATAGTACATCGAACAAGAATACCAAATCATGATTTAGTCATTACACCAGTTAATTTTGCAGCTGGTACGAATATAACATCAAACAATCAGGGAAGAAGTGTAACTTTAATGTATGATGGTGACAATTGGCAAGTAATCGCAGGTGAGATAACAGGAACTGCAGAATTTG